TCTTGTTTAGCAAACTCATTCATCCAAAAAGTTTTAACTTCATATAAAGCTGGTCTCATAAATGGACTTGCAGTGATACCATACTCAGCTATTTTTTTCTGAACAGCATAAGCGATTTTTTCATCAACAAACTCTTTTCTTTTAGCCCATTCTTTTAATGGTTCTATTGGAGCATAGAAAGGTCTAGTTCCATCCTCAATAGCTGCTGAATGAGGTGCGCCAGAAGTTAAAACATATCTATCAGAAAGAATTTCAGGAGAAACTTTAATCTTTTCTCTTAATTCCCCTTGGTCAGATGGAGCTTTTTCAATAGCCAATTCTTCCATCTTAAACATTGACTTCATTAGAACTCTTTTAATTTTATTTTTTAATTCTATTTTTCCTGATTCTTTAATTTTAGAATTAGATTTAAGTTTGATCATTAGCCCTTATAACGTAAGCTTGATAATCAACTTCTCCAGTAACTTCTTCACCTTCAACTTGCGTTACTATCCTCCATCTTTTATCTTTATAGGAAAACTCATCTTCAAGGCTAATATCAGCAGAATGTTTAACATAAATCATTCCATCACCGATTTTCACATCTCCCATATTGACATGGTCTAGGTCTTTTTTAGTTACCCATTGAACATCTGCCTGAATTGTAGAATTTGTTTCACTTACTGCAGTGGTTCTTCCCATTGAATCTTTAGTTTCAGTTTTTTTAATTAAAGTAACGGAAGTTCCGAAATCATCTAAATAAGTGTCAGTATGAATTCTAAATGATTCTGCTCTACTTCCTCCATCTCTTTTAGTTACCATATCGTTACCTTATACACAAAGCAATCTAGGACCTAAACTTTCAGTTAATTCTTTAACTCTAGTTTTCATTTGGTCAATAGCTTCTCTAACATTAACATAAACTTGTCCAATAGAAAATGATTTTCTTCCTAAAGAATAAGTTGAAATATCTTTATATGAGCCACCTGATATGTTTACAAAAACCATCATCCCTGAAATTAAAGCGCATAATTCTTGAGTTAATTCTGGAACATCATCATATCCATGGATGTAAGTAAGCTTAACATTTTGTTTTCCGTTTGGAATCGAACCGGCAGTAATAATCACTCTACCATTTTCTCCATCATCACCATTCAATCTGATATAATCTTCATCTATATCACTTGAAACATCTCCAGTACTGTCTAAGAATTCAACAGAAGTAATAGAATTTATTCCTTTATATTTCAATTCGAATTCTGGCAATTCTGCTTGTTGTGTTCCGAAAGGTTCATCAGTTTGTGGATATCCTGAAGCGTAACCATCAAAATATTCTATACTTGTTTTAGCAACACCCCAATAGTTTCTTGTAAGTTTATCTGTTTCTGATGTAGCTTTTGCTAAATAAGTTTGAAGTAAAGTGTCAGATTGTTTTGGTGAATATGTATAAGATAAATATAAATTATCAGTACTTAACTTTGTTACTCCTGAGTTTGTTAATTGGATTAAACCTTCATCAAGAGAAATAATGTAATCAACATCTTCTTCAAGAATAGAAAGAGTGTTTGAGCTTCCGTATTGTAAAACAAAAGAACCGGCAATTATGTTACCATTATCAGCATCAAAAGATTTAGTTGAACTGTCACCTGTTCCTAACTCTTCATTAAATATCTCAACACCAATTCCTGAATATCTTGCAATTTGAAGTGTAGTACAATAATAAGAATCAGAACCAACGTACCAATAACTTATTATAATATCTTGATCATTATTTACAGCAGTTACAAAAGTTACAGTCTTAGTAGTAGAATTCCAAGTAAAATCTGTTCCTCTTTGAAGTGTTGCTCCATCTAAAACGATAGTAATTGAACTTCCTAAAGTGAAACTTGTTCTAATTGAATAAGTCCGACTTGTTGCACCATTACTTCCTGTTAAATCTGTTCCTGAAAGAGTTAAACTTTTTGCTAAGTATGAAGTTGTGCTAGTTGAATCATCAGTTAAATAGTCAACAGTAATAGCTTGATCATCCCAAACATTGTTTAAAAAAGTTATAGAACTCGAACCTTCATCAAGAGTGAAATCAATGTTATACATTAAAACAGAACCATCAACTATCAATAACATCATTTCATTAACAGGGTCATCATTAGAAAGAGTTAGAATTCTATTCTTTGCGCCATTGGTTCCAGTACAATCATCACCAGTAAAGCTTTCGAATCTTGGAGTATAAGTCATTTATTTTTCCTTATTGTTTTTTATGAATTTAAGTAAGCCGTTTAATATTGAAGATATTATCGCTGCAACAATTACTGAATTTGAGCCGAAGTCTATACTAGGCAAGATGTTTAATAAATAAGTTGCAATTGCTCCTCCTCCTGCTAAACTAATACCTTTTAAGATTTTAAACAATTCTTTTTTATCTAGTTTATATGATTCACTCATTTTTATCTCCTAAATCTCAGTACATCCTTTTACATTACATTTGTATTTCAATGCACCATTTATATTATTTATATTATTTTCTTCTTCTTCTTCTGGCAAATCTAAATCGTTTGTTACTTCTAACCATCCTTCACGACAAATTAAATTAGTATTATCGTTTCTTATACATTTACCATTATCTGCAACATATTTACTGAAATCATCACAACTAACTACACCAAGTTGAGGTCTAGCTTCACAATAATATTGCGGACCATCAAAAAAAGAAGGAGTTACCATTCCAGCTAAAACTATCCCTATTGCAATTAAAGTACTTATTGTTATTGTTTTTGTTTCTGTCATTAGATACATCCTCCGTTTGAACTTTCAATACAACTTCCATTATATTTTAACCAAACTGAACAACCTGATCCATCCATACAAATTTTATCATTAGTAGCAATCTCTAAAGATTTGTTACTAGGAATATCCTCTATTGAAATTGCTCCTTGAGTTGTGGCTGCTGAATCAATTTTTATAGTATAATTATCTCCGTTATTATCAAAAAATGAAGTATAACCTTTTCCTTCATAATCTATCTGTAATCCAGGTTGATTAAATGATTCATTATTTATTCTATAATATGCAAATGCTTCTGTTGCAGTATTCGCAGTATTTGTATATCCATAAAATCCCGATGATGGAGAAATTGAATTAACCGCATAACCTTGTCCCTCTCCTTTAAGTAAAGCATAAAATGCTCTACCCTCATGATAAGCATAAACATCAATAGCTGTTTTTAAATTTGCTCCAGCATTTTGAGTTATAAAAATTGGATTTTTTGTAGGATCAGAATTATTTATTGTAATTAGCATATCAGGATTAGTTGTTCCTATTCCAATATTTCCATCTAAAATATAAATATCTTTTTGACTTACATAAGAGTTCTGAACTTCTTTTCTTTGTTCATATAAAGATTTAATTTCGTTTGAAGATAGACTTCTGTTCCAAATTAAAACTTCGTCTATTGAACCATTAAAATAATCTCCAGCAGCATATGATCTTCGACCAATAAAAAGATTTCCTGAATTTAATGCTTCACCAACTATAGAAACAGGTGTCCCAGTAGCTATACCATTAACATAATCTTGTAAATTTCCATCTCTGTCAAATACTGAAACAATATGAGTCCAAGTATTAATAGGTAACACTCCATTACTTTGAACAGTATCTTCTGCATTTAAAGAACTTCTAAATTTTTCAGTAGTTTGTGTCGCTAAATGCCAACCATTGTTATCTGCAGATCTCGAATCCAAAATCATAGTATATTTATCTTTTTTATTATAAACCCATGCACTTATTGTAAAATCTGTTGAACTATTAATTATTCCTTTAGAAATCATAATATAATCATTAACACCATCAAATTCAAAAGCACCACCATCATTAAAACCACCTGATTCGTTAAATGTTGCACCCGAGTTTGTACCGTGATTATTTTCTCCGCTTGAATCTAAAACTGTTTCACTTCCAGCAGTTCCTGTAACAGTCTCGGAATTAAAATTCATTCCAAGAACCATTCCTTGTTTACCTACTTCTTGAATAGTTGAAGAATTTGTAAGTGCGTTTCCGTGCATATCCAATTCTCCAGTTAAATTCATACCTTCAAAATTGTAAACTCCGTTTCCAATATCTCCTGAGTTAAGAAGATAAATGTCAGTTATTCCAGTGCAAATTGTACTTTCATTAGTAAAATTTAGTGAAGTAAAATAAGTGTTTGCAACAGAACAAGTTATGTCCATGTTTTTAATTTTAGTACCATTTACATCAGTGATAGTTGTATCTCCATGATTGTGAGAATTATCAACTACCGAAGGACTTAATCCTGTCCCTGACAAATCACCACTCCAGGAGAAATTGTCAGTAGATGAAATGTTTGACCAGTAAAAAGATGAGTTTACGTTAAGGTTACTTTCATTAGAAGAAAGTATATAAGTTCCATCATTAGTTATGTCTCCAGCGTTTATGTCACTCGGAGAATTAAGATTGTCCCAGTATTCTGAACTGTTTACATTAAGATTACTTTCTTCTGTTAGTTTTATGTAAGTAGCATTTCCTACATCTTCAACAGAAATGTTAAACTGAGTTTCGTTTAAAGTTAATACTCCTGAATTTGAATAAAACCATTTACTTATAAAACTTGATGCACTTGCCCACCATGTACTAGAATTTACATTAAGATTAGATTGATTGTTTTCTCCATCCCAATAAGTAGAACTATTTACGTTTAAATTACTTTCATCACCACTCAAAATAAAATCTGAGGAGCTATAATTATCTAAATAACTTGAACTGTTAGAATAACTTGAATAGTTTGAAGTTAAAATTTCAACATCGCTTATATTGCTTAAACAATTACCGCTTCTAATACAAACATCTCCTTCCGAAGTAATATTAGTAGCATTGTAAAGGTCATAAGTATCTCTCAAATCCATGTCACTCTGAGGAGACCATGAATAAGCAAAGCTACTTAAAAGAATTAAAAATAAAAATAATGTTAAAAAGTTGTTTAATTTTCCCATTGTAACCTCAATATAGCTTCAATCATTTCATCTTTTCTCATTGAAGATTTTATTTCTTTATCAAAACCTAAACCTGCTGCGTAATCGTTTAATTCATCTTTTTTAAGTTTCTTTAATTCATCTTCAGAAAGTTTTTTAGTTTCTTCTTCCTGCTCTTCAACGATTTCAGTTTCTTGTTCTTGTTCTTCGATTTGGAATTCTTCTAATTCATTTAAAACTTCTAAATCTTGATCAGTTTCTCCAACCGATTCTGGCAATTCTATTTCTTTACCAGGTTCAACAGATTCCCATTCTTTTTTAATCTTAAAAAATCGTGTATTGTTTGAAACATTTGTAAATTTCATTTTAGTCTCCCGTTTTTATTAAATATTTATCAATATTATCTTCAATTCTTTCTAAAGAGTCAGCTATATGGACATAATGAGTTTCAACTGTAATAAGTCTTTTATCATAATCCACTATCATATCCGAAATGTGAGTAGTTGATTCTTTGAATTCTTGAATTTGAAGGTTATTAGTTTCGATATTGTTTTTCATTGAAACACTGGCAACAATGACAGATGAAAATAAAGTTAAAACTAAGATAATCAAACTAATTGTTGCAGTCCATTTGTTAAAACTTAATTTCATTTTATACCTATTCTAAATTTCCATCACTTGAAATCGGCGCCCATCTTACTATGAATGTTATTACTCCAGCAGTTACATCAGCTGTTCCAACTAATAACTCAATATCTTCACTAACTAAGTTACGTTTTACAACACTTGTTAGTTCAATACTTGCATCAGGTGAAGCATCATGCCAAATATCAATAGCATCAATATCAGTAGCAGTTGTTTGTGCAATAAGTCCAGCAGTTGTAGTATCAGTTCCAACTTCAACAGTACCGCCTCCAGCACTTGCAAGATTAGTAGTACAAATGGCTATGATTGAAACTTCAATCAAACCAGTTACTGTAAACATTGTATAAGGATTTTGAGTTCCACTTTCATCACCAATTGCGTTAGTTGTTGCTCCATCAAAGGTTACAGTAAGTTCAACACTTTTATATTGTGGAAAATCTTTATTCATTAATTGATTTAATGTATTTTTTACAACGCCCATATGTTCTAAGGCATTAAAGGGGTCTACTGTCATTTGTTTTTTCTCCTTGCTTTTTGTATCTGTTCCGTCAAGTTTTCAGATTAAAATAAAAAAATAAAAAAGCTATCCTTATTCGAATAGTATTCTTGAAATCTTTTCATAACATAATGTTAAGCTTGAATCTCCTGCGCCTAATTGTTGAAGTCCAACATAAGGTATCAAGTCTATATCATTAGTCAATGCAGTTCCTTGTCCAACTTCTACATTATTAATAAAGAAGTGTGGGATTCTTGAACTATCAATTTCAATTCTTAAGTTATATGCAGTATTTACTGCTAATGTAATACCTGAATCAATTGTTACAGCAGTTCCTGCGATTGAGTAAACAAGTTCCCATGTAGTATCAGAATCATCTGTACTATATCTGAAATAAGCTTGGTCATCATCAGTTGCTACTGTTGGATCACTAGTTAATTTAAGACCTGCCCAAATTAATACTGGTGTTATTACTGCTGTTGTTACTAATTGAACTTCCCATATAACTTGATTTTCAGTACCCCATAAGACTCCTGCCCATGCAGTCTGTGCACTATCAAGGTGTGGATGGATTATTAATTGGTCATTATCTGCACTGCCTGTTTCCATTAAAACTCCACCATAAGTAGTGCTCCATGAATAATCAGCAACATCTGCATGAGTTCCTGTTATCTCAAAACTTTTATTTGCTACTTGTCTTGCTGTTGTTATCACCAAATTTGCAGCCGCTGTTGCATCAGCATTAGAATATCCAGTGCCAATAGCCGCATTTGCATCAGGTATTTTTTCAAAATATTCCTCAAGACAATATCTTCCAGGTTGCATTCTGACATTATCATTAAATGTCATTTTAGAAGCAAAGGAATATCTTGGTTGTGTGAAAGGTGGGGCTGCTACTCCACCACTAGGGTCAGTTCTAAATCCGTTTGTTAAATTATCATATGTCATTTTTTTTATCTCCATTATTTATCTACTGCTGTAAAGCAGTTCAAGTTTTTTTATGTGGACCTACAACCACGATATTATTAAAAAAAAAAAAATATAATTAGCTTAATAGCCAATTATTGTTATGTTATGTATTCCAGTCGTTATTGTTCCAAGTGTAATAATTCCTGTATCTGGGTCCCAAGTACTATCTTTATCAGCTCCAGCATCATCTTGAACTAAAGTGTTCAAAATCTCAGTCATTACTACTCCTTTACCATCAGTTTCATCAGTATCTAAATCAATTGTATAACCTGTTGCAGTTGTAGCTGCTCCTTGAATGGTAATTATTTTTAAATCTCCTACTGTTCCTATTTTTCTAAATGTTTCGGTTACTTCAGTCATTTGTCATTACCTCCTTAAGCAATTCCATACATCTGAGAACATGCGCCTTCAAATGTAACTACTGGAGTCATATATTCTTTTAAAATATATACATATCCATCTTGGTCAGTGTATTTTTCTTCGTAAGTCAACTCTTGTAATACTGCAAAGAAGATGTATCTCATATCTAAGAATAATATTCTCTTAGAACTTGCGCCTGTTGGCATAAATCTATCTTTGATAAACATTACACCATCAAAATCGTATGCATCTGGGATACCGAATCCTAACATTTCTGTTGAAGGATTTTGTATATTTCTTTGAATATCTATAAGTAAACCTTTAACATAATTGTGAGTTGTTGCATCAGTTACTGCAACTGATACTTCACCATTAGCGTTAAAAGTTGTTGCTAATTCTGCTCTAATTAAAGCAAGTGTTGGATATCCACCACTTCTATTAGTAGTGTTAGTAGTAATAGATTTAATTAAACCGTTTGGTTCTAAAGGATATGTAGCCGCATCTCCATTAATTAAAGCATCTTCTTCTGCTTCGTAAATCGAATCAGTTTTAACACCTAAATCTAATTGAGTTGGATCAATAAATCCTCTCATACCTGCAATAGCTGGTCCAGATATTAAACCTTTAGCGTATAAAAATTTAATTGCTAAAGAAGTTCTATCATAAGTATCATCTACAACAGCTAAAGCACCATTTTCAGCTGCCCAAAATGCGCCGCCTTTTGCAGTTAATGGAATATAGTCGTAAGTTAAACCTTTTACAGCTCTTCTTGGAACCATATTTCTTAATGGTGTTTTCCTAATTGTTCTGTTCACAATAGTTGGGTCTGGATAAACTGGCACTAATGCAGTTCCAGCAGTTCCCCCTCCACCTGTTTGTGAATCAATGGATGCTTTTGCAATATCCATTCTGGTATCTACTTTATTTAAAGGATTGTAATATTCTTTTGACATTCCGCCGAAAGCATCCTTTCCGATATTATCAACACGGAACACAGTATCACACTGAGCTTGGTTGAAATTATCGCCGATTGTTTTAAACATAGCTTTCATTATTTTTCACCTCTTAGTATTTTACGAAAGGAAGTTTTCCAGCTTCGATTTCTTTTGCAACGCCTTCTTCATTTAATACTTTATCAGTACTACCATTTTCAAAGAAAGATTGTTTTTCTATTGCTGTTGATTTAGCTTTTACTAAATCTTTTTCCAATTGTTCGATTTTGTTATTAGATTTCTCTAAATTACCTTCTACTTCTTTTTTTGTTTCAACTATTTTATTAGCTTCTTCTAATTTCTTTGATAACTCACCATTTGTTTCAACTATTTTATTAGCATCTTCTAATGATTTAGTTAATTCAGAAACTTTTTTTTCATGAGATTCTGCGCTTTTTTCAAGTTCAGAGATTTTTGATTTATATTCTTCTGCACCTTTTTCAATTGCTGAGTCCATGTCTTTTTGTGTAAATTCCATGTCTGACATTTTAATGTCCTCCTTTTTTGTTTTATTTTTGTATGATTTAGCAACCGCCATTGCTTTCCCATGTCTATTACTTGGAATAGCACAGAAACTTGCTTCTAACAATTCTAATTTTGTAAATGTTCTAACTGTTTCACCTTGAAATTTCAAATCTTCCCATTCCTTTACAATGGCTCCAATAGAAACTCCGAACTCTGCACCTTCATCTAACATACCTTTGATTTGCATTGCTTTAGGATTACTTTTAAAGAATTTAGCTTCGGCAACTAAAAGTGTGTTATCGCCAACTTTTTCAACTCTTCTATTAACCCATTGAGCAACTTGACCTAATGCTTCGTTTTTGTGATCTATTAATGCTGCCAAATATCCTTCATCTTGATCTAACTTTTCTAATGCAGATTTACCAACTCTTTCACCATCTCTATCAAGTGAATCATCAGATAAAACAGCAAGATAAGTTCCTTTAGAATCTTTAATAATTGGCGCAAATAATTCTCTTTTAAAATCTTCAGTTGTCGATTTATTACTCTTCATATAATGTCATAAGACAATCAATTATATAAATACCACTTAGAATTTAAAGATTTTTAATTTGGTCTGAACGTTAAAACTGATCGGCAGTTGGGGTGAGATGGAGGAGTCATATAAGCCTTATTTGTTTCTGGGTCAATGAAAGGTTTATCCAAATCTTGTTCTTGTTTATCTAGTCTCATACAAATATCAGAAGTTCTGTTATCTAATGCTGCATCCCAAACTT